AGAAGATATTAAAAAATTATCCAAAGAAATTATTAAACCTGTTGTAAATATAATTTATGATGAAATATATCCGTATGTATGGTTTATTTGTATATATAATGTATTTTTAATTTTTATAACTTTAGCAAATTTGTTTTTAGTAATTCGTTTATTTAAAGAAATACATAAATTACAAGGAAGTTGTGAAATGTCATAAAGTTGTTTTTATTTTATATTTTTATTTACATTGATAAATAATACTATAGTATATAATGAGTGAACAACTATTAACACCAGCTACATATAATGGAGGAATGGGAGATCTTGGAGCAGCTGGTTATGGATATAACGCAATTGGTACTAACCAATCGGTAAATGTTAATGGTGGGGGTATTGTAGCAAATCCTGGAAATTATAGTGCCGGATGTTTATCTATAACTGGAGGAAAACGTAGAAGAAAAAAAAGAGGTGGGACTAAAAGAGGTGGGACTAAAAGAGGTGGGACTAAAAGAGGTGGGACTAAAAGAGGTGGGACTAAAAGAGGTGGGACTAAAAGAGGTGGGACTAAAAGAGGTAGAACTAAAAAAACGAGAAAAATATAAAAAAACTAAAAAATGTTTTACGGGTAATAATTACATTAACTTGTGTGTTGAATTCTGCTTTTTTTATTCAATATTTATTTATAATGAATACAAAGACCAATTATTGTAATGAAATAGAAATATTTGAACCAAATCAAATATTTGAATTTAAAAATGTTTCATTAACTACTCCTACTCTTTTATCCGGTGGTAATTACTTTATTAAATACCACATGCCAACAATGGATTCACTTTATATTCAACCACCAAAGTGTACAACAAAACAGGGTTTTGTAAAAACAAATGGAGGTAAAAAAATGTACTGTGATTTAGTATTTTCAAATACGAATGAAAAATTTATTAAATGGATAGAAGATTTAGAAAAATACTCACAAGAATACATATTTAAAAATCGCGATAAATGGTTTGAAAGTCAACTTGAATTGGAAGATATAGAAAACTCATTTTCACCTTCTTTAAAAATTTACAAATCGGGAAAATTTTACATACTTCGAACAATTGTTCCAACACGTTTAGGAAAATGTGAATTAAAAATTTTTAACGAAGATGAAACGGAATTTTGTATTGAAGAATTTAAAGAAACAACAAATGTAATTACTATTTTAGAAATACAAGGTATTAGGTGTTCTTCAAAAAGTTTTCAAATTGATATTGAGATTAAGCAAATGATGGTTTTAAAACCCACTGTATTCTTTAATAAATGTATTATTAAATCAAACACATCCCAACAGGTTAATTCTTTTGAATCTTTTGATAATTCCGTAGATTCTTTCATAGATAAAGATGATTCTTTCATAGATAAAGATATTAGTGAAAAAAATACAATGTTATCAGTGACAAATAAATCTACAATAACTGATGAATTAAATGAAAAACAAAGCATAAAAAAAACGTTAAATAACGGGGAAAATGAATCCAATGAATCCAATGAATCCAATGAATTAACTGAAATAGAATTTGATTTAGAAAATTTCAATATAGAAACCAATGACCCTATAAATTTAAAAAATAGAAATGAGATATATAAAAAAATGTATGAAAAAGCGGTAGAACAGGCGAAAGATGCCAGAAATTTAGCAATATATTCTTATTTAGAAGCAAAAAAAATAAAAAACTTATATTTGTTAGAAAATACAGATGTATAGTTTAGGATTTTATTTTTTATTATTTTTTATTATTTTTTATTATTTTTCTTTATAATGAAGACATAGGCGGGAGGGTGGTAAAAATGTTTCATAGAAATATCATACGTTTATATAAATAGTAATGTTTAAGGATTTTAATAAAATATTTAGTGGAAATAATATATGGATTTTGGCCATTGTAGTATTAGTTTTATTGTATTTACTATATTCTTATTCTGAATCAAAGGGTTCATTCTTTGATAAAATGACTGATGGATCGGCATCTTCAAATAATTCATCAATTACTCAAACGTCAAATATTAAAGTGGATGAAGCACCCATATCTAGTGGTAATTACGCAAATCTTTCGTCAAATAAAAATTATACACTTCAACCTGTAGCAAACCCAAGTGAACTTTTACCAAAAGATAAAAACAGTGAATGGGCGTCTTTAAATCCAGTTGGAGTTGGAGATGGAATTCAAACACCCGATCTTCTACAATCAGGATACCATATAGGCATTGATACTATTGGACAAACATTGAAAAACCCGTCTTATGATTTAAGAAGTGATCCAATTATTGAAAAAAAGAACATAGGTCCTTGGAACATGTCGACTATTGAGCCCGACTTGGCTCGTGTTCCACTTGAAGTTGGTTATGGGTCAAGATAAAATACATATAAATAAAAACACATACATGCTTTGTATTAATTAAAGTAATTTACAATTAATAAGGGTTAATATAATTATTTTACAAAATATAAATAGTTTATACTTTGTAAAATGTAAAATATTGGGTATATTTGTTTTAGTAAATGGATGGGATTGGGTGGGTGGCGTAAGAAAAAACTGTAGGTTCATATAATTATATATCAATGTCATCAAACAAAACTATTACTATTAATCCAGAAATGTTTAAAATTAATGTAAAATCAAAGAAAAAAACAACTCAAAAAAAAAATTTAACCGGAAGTGAAATTAAATTTAAAAAACCAAAAACCGTTAAATATAATAAATTACTTGGATTAATAAGACAAAAACAAAAAACAAATTATGATAAGTTATTAAATGAAAAAACGGATGAATCTACTACACCGATAGAAGTTTATCCAAAAGGAGAATTTGAAGAATCTTTAAATTTTTTGAATGAATTACGAAAAAATAATGAAAACCAGGAATTAAAACCTTTAGCAAATTTTACGGAGGTTGTTAATAATTCACAAGAATTTCCAAATTTATTGCCTTCTACTCATTTTTCCCATCAACATACTATAAAGAATCATTATCCACACCATGAAAATGTTAATATAGAATTTCCCTCTAATATACCTACATTTGATCCAAGTACAGTTATAACTCAAGATATTAATTTTAAACTATCTCCGCCACCTAGTTACGGTGTTTTAAAAAATGGAAAATTACCAACATATAGACAATATATAAAAACTTTATCTAATCGTAACCAAATTTTACCTTCTTTATCATTACAAGAAATACCTTCTGAAAATTCGGATTTTAAAGAAAATGAAACATTTAATCGAGCAAATATGGTTATTAAGCAAAAAGAAAGTAAAATTAATAAACCGTGTTTAAAATTACATTACCCAAAAAGAAAAAAAACGATTCGACGAACATTTTATATAGGTCGTTCAAAACATTATTCCAAAATAGGTGTTCTTATAAATAATAAAACAATACGCGACGAATGTTCTACGAAAAAACATTTACTTAAACAAACGCCAATTGGGGAAGTAAAAAAATTTTTAATAAAAAAAGGATTAATTAAAACTGGTTCTAGCGCACCAAATGATGTTTTACGAAAAATGTATGAATCGGCAAACATGATATGTGGAGATATACAAAATCATAATACAGATATATTATTACATAATTATTTTAATGAAGGAAAAATATAGTTTAGAAAAATATAGGTTTATTATATATAATGACTTATTCAAAACCGGCTTCAATAATGGGAGGTAGTCGTAAGTTATTTAAAAAAAAATCTCGTAAAAACGCAAAAAAACAAAATAAACCAAATTGGATTACTTTTGTTACAAATTATCATAAACAACAAACAAAAAAAAATAAAAATTGGTCATTTAAAAATTCTTTAAAAAACGCAAAGAAATATTGGAAAAAAGAAAAGAAAGGTGGTTCATGTTATTGTGATGCGAATGATGCAACACGAGCTTTTTATCGTGTAGAATCTGGGGCTGAAGGCTCACTAGTAAGTACCCGATTGGCAGATGCAGACATACCTGGAGCCCGGTAGACATACCCGCACCCGGAAGCGCAGTCCCAGTCTCAGTCGTAGCCCCAGGCGGCCCAGGCCATTAACTTATTTTTCCTAGTTGTAATTAAACCAATTAAAAAGTAGCAATTAAAATTTCCGTAGCTAATAAAAATATATAAACTATATACATCGATTTTCGTGATTAACAACTTTTTGACAATTTTACAAAAATCAAATATTCTATCTATTTTTAAAATATTTGATACAATTTATGATGTAGTATCTTATATTGACCAATTAAAATAATAAATCCATTAACCCTGAAATTCGCTGGTTAAATTGGCAAAAGGTTAATATATATATAAGTATATATAATATATAATGCAATTTGATTCTAAATCTTTAGGTGGTGGAGTTCAAGGTAAATCTCCAGTTCAAATAAAAAGAGGTTTTAAAAACAGCAACGATGTAATGACTCGAAAAGTTATTATAAAATCGTGGAATAATAACTACGCTAGCGGCAAGGTAAATGGATATTCGCGTGTAACCGGTCCGTTTACTGCTGTTTATAATATTACTGATTTTCTTTCACGAAAAAATTATGTATGTAATGTTCCAAACCCAATACAAGAATCCCGACATAAACTTAAAAGTAATATGGGTTCTATAATAAGTAATTGTGATGGAACAGGAATTCCGTGTTCAAATACAAATACTAAATATGTGTCCGATTCAAGTTTATACACAACTTACCGCCGTCAAATGGCAGTAAATCAAAATTATAATGATATTACAAATGGTGGAAACCAGCATAATTCACAACAAACGGCTCTTCAATTAGTTCGATAATAAATTTATTTAGTTCGTCTAAAAATACTACATAAAAAAATAAAATAAAATATATAAATGAACTCTTCTTTATTAAAAACACCCCCAATTCAGCACCTCGTTTTTTCTGGTGGTAATATTTACGGATTTACCTTTTACGGAATTATGAAAACCCTTCAACAAAATGGCGTATGGGATTTAGCAAATATTAAAACAATTCACGCAACTTCAATTGGAGCAGTTATTTCCACTATAATTGCTTTAAATTACGATTGGGAAACAACCGACAAATATTTAATTCATCGTCCATTAAGTGAACTCATAAATTTTGATATAGCAACTATTTTTGGGTGTGTTCAAAATTGCGGGTTTTTTACACTTAAATTAATTGAAAATTATTTTTATAATCTTTTTACTGGTAAAGACCTATCTCCAAAAATAACAATGTTAGAATTTTTTGAAAAGACCGGCATTGAGTTACATTTTTTTACTACAAAAATAACCGGATTTGAAATGGTTGATTTATCTTATAAAACGCATCCGGATTGGATGATGACAGAAGCAATTTATGCTTCTTCCGCATTGTTTCCATTTTTAAGTCCCCTTTTTAAAGACGGTGAATTATATGTTGACGGAGGGTTTCTTTTAAATAATCCGCTTACTAAATGTATTGAAAATATTTCTACAAGTAACAAAGAAATAAATAATGATAAATTAAATTCTATTTTGGTTATTCGATTAAAAAAATACGTTGTTCCAAATCAAACAAGGTATTTAACGGTTGAAAATTATACTATATTTAGTTTTTTTGAAGAATTTGTTGAAAATATTTTAAAAAGATTAGATATAGGAAATAATGAGGATAATGAAAAAGTAACTAATATTACAATTGATAGTTCTTTTATGAATGCTATGGATTTTACTATTTATTCTAAAATGGAATGTAGAAAGGAACTAATAGATTATGGAATTAAAATAGCAAAAGAATATTTACAAAAAGACCTTACTACCAATGACGTTTAACACTTTTTTTAATCCGCAAATTCGCACATTAACCATTTGCCGATTATATCGATGGATTTGTCGGTAAATGAATTTTGTGTTTTGTAATGATATTTATATAGTTAATAACATTTATGGTTTCATTTTTTATTACAATATAAGAAAAAATGAAAAAAATGAAAAAAAATGAAAAAAATGAAAAAAAGGAAAAAAAGGAAAAAAAAGGAAAAAAAAAATAAAAAGTCCAGAAACGGCAAAGGGTTAATACAATATAGTTTCATTTTTTATTACTATCTAAAAAATGAAATTATTAAAAAGACCTTACTGGCAATAACGTGTAAGTTTGTTTAATAAAAATGCCTAAAAAGACGATCCAAAAAGTCCACCCCCCATATTGGCGGGTTGTGGTTCAGGAATTTGGTAAGGGTCGGTTACTACTTGACGTGATCCTCCTCCTCCAGTAGATGAACTTTGGGCAGCTGGAAATATACCGGGAGGGTTATTGTCTAAAGTATCGGCCTGACTAGGAGAATGGCCATAACTATTTCCACTACTGGTCATACCTTCTGAGACACGAACACTTTTCTTTACATATTGTTTACGGTCACTTCCACTATTACCTTCCCATAAATCCACCACCCGTTCATATAAAATGTTTGTTTTAATACCAATTTTTGTTTGTAGGGATAAAATAATTATTAAAAATGCTAATATAACATTTGTTATTGTAAGTCCTTCGTATTTATATTTACTAAATGTAGGAATAAATGTAATAGTTCGATGAATTAATATAATACCTACAAATAAGATTACTAATTGAATAATAACTTCACCCAGTATTTCTATTGAACCTTTTTCATTATCAGGATCAGGAATAAAACGTTGAACGAGTTTATTAAGAGCAACAATTGGAATAATCGCCATAACTCCGTATTGTATCGCATTGTATATTTCCGCTTTTCCTTCTTCTGTAGAAGAAAAAACGTGGCTTAAAAAAGAAGGACGGTTTGAATGATCGGTAATTGTTCCACCTAATATTTCCATTTATATAACATATATAGCTTTATACTGGTAAAAAATATTATATTTATAATTGTTAACCCTTAAATTATATTAGTTAGTATTTTATATTTTTTATTTTATAAAATATTTAAAATTGTACTTAGTAACAAAATATCAATGTAAATACCATTATTTTTTAATATAAGATTAAATTGTTAAGCTTTCATTTCCATACGAATGGATGAATGTGAAATATATTCACTAGTAAATTTTACATCATCCTCATTATAATCTTCTATATTATCTTTTTGGTTTACTATTTCAATTATAGGAAAAGGAAAAGGTGTTCTTTTAATTTGATTGTTTAGTGCTTCTATATGTTCTTCATAAATATGTGCGTTTCCTAAAAAATATACAAATTTATCGGCAATTAATCCACAATGTTTTGCTAAAATATGTGTTAAAAAAGCATAAGATGCTATATTAAATGGAACACCTAATCCTACATCTCCACTTCTTTGAAAAAGACAACATGAAAGATGAGATTCATTACTTACATTAAACTGTACCATTACATGACATGGAGGTAGAACCATTTGATCGAGTTGTTCAGGATTCCACGCGGTCATTATTAATCTTCGAGATGACCTAGTTTCACTGTTTTTTAAAGAATTGATAATATTTAGCAATTGATCAATTCCACGTTTTTCGTCTTTATTGCTATTGTTTACTGAATAAGGGGCATTCCAATTTCGCCATTGATAACCATATATTGGTCCTAAACAATCTTCTGGGTAATTATAAAGACCCCGTTCATCCAAAAATTTACGGGTTGAATTTGCGTTCCATATACCAACGCCCGCTTTTTTTAAAATTTGATTATCCGTTTCTCCACGAATAAAAAATAGTAATTCCTTTAAACATATTTTCCAAGCAGTTTTTTTAGTTGTAATTAATGGAAGAACTCCGTTTTTTAAAGAAAACGTCATTGAATAACCAAATATACTTCGCGTTTTTCCATTACGCCCCTCCTCGGTAGTTCCTTCGTTTAAAATTGTACGAATTAAATTAATATACTGAGATTCTTCATGGTATTGATATTTTTCGTGATTATTAGATAAATTTAACGTAAAAGAATCGTCACTAAATCCAAATTCCATATTAGTTATTTGACTATATCTAATTATTTATATATATTTATGGAACAACAACAATTATCATCAAAAATAAATGAAGAAAATAATTTTATATCTTCCGTTATTTGTGACAATGAAAATAAAACTTTACATGAACTTGATTTACATTATATTTTTGTTGTAGATGAAGAATCACAAACCAATATTAAAACCAATTTTTCACCTAGTGATACACATGAAATACATATTGTTGAAAAAAGAGAAAATCCTATAAACCCGTCAAACGAACCCGTAATTATTAATAATATTAAAAATAAAATAGAAGAACTTTGTAATTTAAAAAATATTATTATATATGTTTTATTGGCCAATTCGTCTTTTAAATATAATAGATTTGTAGAATTGTTTAATTTTTTTTTAAGAAATACTATTCCAAATAAATACTATAGTAATATTATTATTTTTAATTTCTTTGATTCTAACCATTTAAAATTGGATAATGTTAATACACCTATATATGTTAAGTATAATTCTTGTAACAAGTATTGTTTGTCAAACATTATTAATAGTATTGATAATTCAAAGAAATTTTTTAATGTAACAAACGTTTTTTGTAATTCAAACTTTTCATATACACTTTTTAAGCACCCTGAAAAGATAAATGTAGTAAATGTATATAAGTTTATTCATTCAACCGAACTTTATAATTATGAAAATATTAAATCTTTAATTACAGAACGTCGGTGTTCTTCCGGAAAATTAATTCAATTTACTGGAACATGTTGGATAAACGCTATATTAAATGCCCTTTTATTACCCAAATCATCGAGAAAATATATGATAAATCAGTGTCGTAAAAATATAAAAACTGACATTGTAAAAAATAATACTAAACTAGAAGATATTTACAAATTAAGAGATACATTAACATATAATAATATACTTACATCTATTATTTATCAAATTTTTATAAATAAAAAACTTCCTTCTAAACTTAATAAAGGAATTGAAAATGATTTTATTCTTACTTTAGGTGATAAAATAAAACGTATTTGGGCAAAAAATGAAATGAAAAATAAGCTAGATTTGTTAAATAAGGATGATTATAAACGATTTAATTCCAACGATATTAATTTTGGAATAGGCGCAGGTCCGGATTGTATTAATTTTTCTCTTAAAGAAATAATAGGAAATTATTTAAAAGATTTTCAATACACATACCGAGTATTTATCTTTAACTTACCAGTTAAATTTACAGAAAAAGAAATAAACAAAATGGAAAAACCGCCGATAGAAAAACGTATTAAACAGGGATCTTCTTATTATCAATTAACATCATGCCTTTTTTCACAAAGTTCCGGACATCATGAAATATGTGGATTTATATGTGAAGGCAAGGAATATATATATAACTCAAATATTAAAAAAGCGATTGAATGTAACTGGTCAAATTATGATTACAAGGAGTATATTGCCTATTATAAAGAACTAGAAGTTAATCGTGCTAATACAATTTATATGGAAGTTTTAATATATACGTTAGAAACACCTGTCGACATTAAAGAAAATACAGATTCTACCAAAGAAGTAGAAGAAGAAGCAAAATCAATAATAATACCAGATGTTCCATGTAAATTACCACCACCACCAACTTTAAACAAAACCAAAAATTGTAGTCGTCCAAATCAAGAGTTAATAAATGGAAAATGTTTAACAAAATGTAAAGAAACCCAAATAAGAAATCCTATAACAGGACGTTGTAAAATAAATAAAAATACAGTTAAATGTACGCGTCCAAATCAAGAGTTAATAAATGGAAAATGTTTAACAAAATGTAAAGAAACCCAAATAAGAAATCCTATAACAGGACGTTGTAAAATAAATAAAAATAATAATACAGTTAAATGTACGCGTCCAAATCAAGAGTTAATAAATGGAAAATGTTTAACAAAATGTAAAGAAACCCAAATAAGAAATCCTATTACAGGACGTTGTAAAAAACAATAATTTTTTAATGTTTTAATTTTAACCCTTTGCCGTTTCTAAACTTTTTATTTTTTATTTTTTCATTCTTTATTTTTTTCTTATATTGTAATAAAAAATAAAACCATAACCGGTATAAACTATATATATTTTGTTACAAAATTTATTTACCAAGGATTTTTACAATATGATAGACAAAGTGTTAATAATACAAATACAATAAAAGGGTTAAAGAATTAATTATTATTTCTTACAAATGAGTGCTTCAAATGCCGCAGCCAAAAAAAGACGGGCTATGATTCCAGCCAATTCATCCGATTCAATTCCAAATATAGGTGGAAGACCATATACATCTTCTATTTCAACTCCACCACAACGATTAAATCAACCACCAGCAAATCAACCACCAGCAAATCAACCACCAGCAAATCAACAAGGATTTACTTTACAACAGGTTATATCAGTTATTGATAAACGTTTAGTTAGTCTGGAAGAAAATATTAATAATAGGCAAACTGGTAACTCCAATGAATCTGTTAATACACAAGCAATTTTGCCAGAAGAACAATCAGAATTTAATAAACAGGCGAATGAAAATTTTTTAATGATTAATGAAAATTTAAATGAATATGACAATAGATTTGATTTATTGGCGAATGAAATAGCTGATATAAAATCAATTGTATTGAAACTTCAAAGTTATACTATGGATGTTAATAAAATGCTATTAGAAGAAAGACAACAAACAGAAACATTAATTTCCGAAAATCAACTAAATACTCAACAAGATTCTCTTGTTTTAAATGATATATATTCGTTTTCCACAAAAGAAGATGAAAATACAACATATAATATGTTGCCACCGGCAGAAGACATAACTACGGAAGTTACTACACCTTCAACAACACCTTCAACAACACATTCAACAACACCTTCAACAACACATTCAACAACACCTTCAACAATTTAACAATTAGTTAATTCTTTACCATTTTATGATTTTTTTAAACTCCAAACTCTTATGTAAAAAATAAAAAAACGAAACCATATAATGTATTAAATATATAGTTTATATTATAAAACATTGAAGTATATTATATGTATATAATATATAATATAAAATAATTATTGTAAAATAAATGAAATGATAAATAAGTTTATATAAAAAACATCATAAGTTTATGTAAAGAAAAGGGAAGGGGCGTCCGGGGAAACCGTAGGTTTCCTGGATTTCCTGGATTTCGTGTAAAATGTATATAAAAAAATATAATATAATAAATATTATGAAATCGTTTTTTTCAAAAATTACTAATAGTAAAAAAGAAGAACCCAATATTTTAAATACTTTTCAGTTTAATTTTCTTTTAGCAAATACAGTATATATTTTGCCTTTAACCGACAATACTATATCTAATCGTATTTTTATTGATTTTGTAAATTTTCGCAAATTTGTTAATCGTTCAAATTTTAATGAAGTATCTGATCATTTTATAGGTTTAATTGTTGAAATTTTAAAAAAACATACAACAATTGAACTTCATTTAAATCTTAAATCATTTTCCATTACTGCTACCGAAAAATATAAAGATTTGGTATTATTGTTTTATGATAAATATCAAGTTAAATATGTAAATTGTATTAATGCCGTATATATTTATAATACACCACACGTTTTTGAAGCAATTAAAACAATTTTTATAAAGCTTTCACCCCTTTCTAGTACATTCGATTTTGAACCCGTTTTATATTCAACTACAGAGTCTCCCGAAAAACTTGCCGAGATATTAAAAGAACGCATGTCATTAATATACTCCGACAATAATAACGAAGATAATTTCGAAGAAGAGTAGAACAACCATATAAAGCGTTTTTGTTAATTAAATAAATGGATTTTAAAATTAAAGATCCTTCAAAAATAGAAATATTTACAACTATTTTTCAAATAATAAAATCCATATCGGAACAAATATCTATTCATTTTACGGATGAGAAAATGTTTATTCAAACGATGGATTCGTCAAAAGTATCTGTTTTAGAAGTTGCTATTCGTTCTTCTTGGTTTGATTTTTATTCTTGTCAAGAAGACAGTTTACAGATTGGAATAAACACTAGTATATTACATCGTATTCTTTCATCCAAAGAAAAAACACAAACTATTCATTTTGAATATAATACAGAAGAAACTGGTAATGAAGATAAACTATTTGTAAATATGGTTGAAGTAACCCCCACTAAGGAACTTCAAACAACCAATGATGGGGATATTGTTTCAGTCTTGCCCGATTTTTCAAAGAATTATAAAAATGTATATAATCGCTATTTTGAAGTTCCGCTAATTAATTTGGAAAATGAGTTAATGGAAATTCCAACAATCGATTATGAAGCCGAAATTTCACTTCCTTCCATTAATTTCGCTATACTAATACATCAGTTGAAAGGATTTGGAGAAGTATTAAATATAAAATGTAATGAAAATGATATACAATTTATATCGAAATCAACTGAAAATGGAAGTATGCGGGTTGAAATTAAAATTGATGAACTAACAGGATTTTCTATTATTGAAGGTGAAAATATAAATGTTTCTTTTAGTCTTCAATATATAAATACTATTTCAGCCTATAGCAAAATTTCAAAGACGGTAGAATTGAAAATTCGTCGCGACTATCCTATTCGGATTGATTATATGTTTGGTGAAGCAGAAGAAGGAAGTATAAAGTTTTTTTTATCGCCTAAAATTGGCGAAGACAATTATGAATAAAAATATTCCTTTATTTTTTGCCATTTTATTTTTTCATTTTTTATATAGTAATACAAAATGAAAAAATAAAATGGTGTTAATTATATAAATTTTATTACAATTTACTAATTACACAATTTACTAATTACACAATTTACCAATTACACAATTTACTAATTACACAATTTACCAATTACAACTATATAATATGTAAAGTGTTAAACTTAATTTATACCAACAGCATAAATACCTCGTTTTTTTGTAAAAAAAGAAGAATCCGTATTTTTTGATCCACCTATATACTTTTTTGTACTTTTTATATAATATGTTTCTAATATACTTGTTTTAGAAATTTCATTATATAATTGTTTTACAGTTTTATTAGTTTGTTTTTTTATATTATTATCGTTTTTTTCGTAAATGTCTTTATAATTGTAAATATGAAATGATTTCATTAAAAATATTTATATTATATATAATATAAACGACAAACATATATGTTTATTATTTATTAATTTTTATTTAATTTAACGATTAAAATCGCACATTAATTAACCTTTTTCCAATTATATCGACGAATTTGTTGGTAAATGAATTTTGTGGTTTGTAATGATATTTTTATAGTTAATATCATTTATGTTATCGTTTTTATTACAATATAAGAAAAAATGGAAAAAATGAAAAATTAAAAATCCAGAAACGGCAAAGGGTTAATATAAATATTATTGTAAAACTAAATTTTAATTTATGTGCCTTTATTTGAAAGAAACATTTTCTAATTTTAGAACTTTAAAAATTGGTTGGTTTCAAATACGGTTTAAAAATTGTATTTGTGAAAATATATATAATAATATATATAACAAATGCCCACACACCAACCTCGATCTCGTCGGCCTTCAACCACGAGAACGAGAACGAGAAGAACGAGGAGATACCTTAGTCAAGTACCTACTGGTTTAAGCGTACAAACACAAAATAATGAATTACCCCAAGGTTCATTTCAGGAACAAGAAGCTTCTCATATAATACATTTTGATGAAGAAGACGAAATTATTCCACATAATGAACAAGAACCAGTATTTAATCCAGATGATGATCATATTCTAAATTATGGTCTTTGTATTGATAATAATGTTAACCCTTTAACGATTTAACCCGCGAATTTCATGGTTAATGATTTTATTATTTTAATCGGTAAATATAAGATACTACATCATACAACGTGTTAAATATTTTAAAATAAGTAAAATATTTAATTTTTGTAAAAATGTTGAAAACGTTAACGGGTTAAAATACTATTATATTACCATTTCGCTTTTTTTACATTTATTTGTTGATGTCCCTTTTTACGTGCCTTATTTGGATCAAATTCCTCTTCTTCGTCATCGCTTCCTATTCCTTTTGACAAGTTCCAAAATTGCTCGTCACCCAACCTAAAATCAGGTCTTTTTTCCGCTTTATACCAAAATACCTGATCTGTAATTTTATTACTTTTGGCATTATTGTGAATTACCATACATTCGTAATTTTGCGATGTTTGGTCAAACACACTACAAAATGATTCTAATGAAGGAAACATACTGGCATAATTTTCCCAAAGTCGTTTTCGATTTTGTAAAGATGGTTCTCTTAAAATAAATACATAATCAATGTTACATCTGAGAATAGGTGGAATACCTAAAGCGTACTGTAAAGTTATGACCAAAAGTACCTTCCAATGTCGCCCGTTTAAAAAAAGGAGTCGCATTAATTTGTCACGAGTCCAACTACTATCATATAAACAATCATCTAAAATACAAAAGCAACGAGGGTCTATACTGGTTTTTTTATACAACTCCATTTCACGTGACATTTGTTTCATTACCACTTTTTGACGTCTTAATACATTTTCAATTAAAACACTGCTATATTCATTATGTATGAATAGTGCTGGAACATGATTCGCGTAAAATCCATTTCCGGCTTCTGTACCTGAAATAACAGTTCCTATAGGCACATCCTTGTGATGGTAAAGAAGATCACGGACCAAAAACGATTTACCCGTGTCACGACGACCAATCATAATAACAACAGGACCTTTTGCCTCATCTGGACGAAATGTAATTGTTCGCATATCAAATTTACGTAGTTCTAAAGTCATTTATATATAATAATCTATTAATCAATCCGGTTTAACGAGCAATTTAACCAGTTACCGTATTAATTCGTTTATATATAAAGAATAATTAGTCTATTTAATTTATATTTCATACCATAAATGGAAATAATAGATTTAGGAATAGATAATTTAGATTCTATATCATTAAATATTGATGATAAATTAAATATTGATGATAAACCAAGATCTCCATCCGTATCATTCGGTTCTGGAATTGAACTATTAATGAACAATGACAAAAGAAAAGGTTCTTCCACAACAAATTTTAATATAGATGATTTAAATACTCTTGAAAATGAGTTAAATGATCTTTCCAAATCGGTTAGTTTTAGTGGAAATGGTAGAGAAACTACAAATGAATCAGGAAATGGAGGAGGTTCAAGTAGTGGCGACAATTTTTTTACATCAACCACCAAAAAAATGAGTAATATAGGTAATTTATTTGGATTTGGAGACAAAACATCTTCCCCAGAGGTATTAAATAATGATTCAAATGTAGGAAAAGCAACCGCACAATCTGTTAATCAAACAACTAAAACCTTCGACGGGTTTGGTAAAATTAACGACATTCCCGTCGATTTCGCGTCCAGTTCGTCTTCACGCCTAACCGAACAAGAAAAAAGAAAGAAAAAACGGCTTATGATTAAAAAACTTGAAGAATGGTATGAAAAGGGACTTGTTAAACAATCTTCACATTTTACTATGGAATCAAACTATAGTGAAATCGAAGACGAGTATGAAGCATGTTTAGAAGATAAAAAAACAAAAGATAGTATAAAATTACAACAGTGGTGGTTTATGACATTTGTTAATTCAATAGAATACGCAAATACAGTATTTGACCCATTTGGGCTTAATTTGGATGGATGGGGTGAACAAGTAAATGAAGATATAGAATCATATGATGAAATTTTTACTGAACTACACCATAAATATAAGGGTGGTAAATTGTCTCCAGAATTATCACTTTTATTGCGTTTAGGGTTTTCGGCTGCTGTTGTAAATATTACAAATAAAGCACTATCTACTAGTACACCTGGTTTTAATGATATTATTAAACAATCTCCCGAATTAATGAAAATGTTTACTAACGCCACAGTTCAATCATTAAATAACCAAAATCAAAATACAGCGTCTTCATTTATGAATAATGTATTAAATAATACAGGACAACCAAATATAAATAATTCATTCGGACCTCCCCCCCCTGCCGTTCAAACAAAAAATCAACCACCTCCACCCTCCTCACAAATTCCTCAAAAATCAATGATATTTACACAAACACCTTCAAATAGACCAGATATAACAGCTAGTCGTGGAACAATGTTTCGTGATAAAGGAATAGATATTACCAATAATCAAGAAAACTTTGTACATCAAGACCGTACACCAATATCACAATCACCCTCGCATCAGCCCATTCAAAGACATGAAATGCGCGGACCACAAGGAGATATAACCGATTTATTGTCAGGACTAAAGCCAAAAGTACCTACCTCACAACAACAACAACAACAACAAATTCCAGTTGAAATACCACCGTCCTATAACTATATCCCCGATTTTAGGGATGATAATGACGGTGAATCAATTATAAGTGCTACTTCAATAAGAGACTTACAATCGTCTAATGGACCAAAAAGGTCAGGTAAACGAAAACCCCGTAGTGAAAAAAATACCATATCTTTGGATATTTAACCAGTTAATGTTTTCAACATTTTTATAAACTTCAAATATTTTAACTATTTTAAAATATTTAAAACCATATACTGTATAAAACTATTAACCCTAAAATCCGCGGGTTTAAAGTGTTAATATAAATTATAGTTTGTATTATTTTTAAACATACCGTGATTTTTAATATACCAAACACCTTGTAAAAAACAATCAGCATAATCATCTTTTTTTTTTGTATCAAGTACATGTTTCCATTGTGTTAGTTCAGGGTTATGTTCTAAAAACAACGCACAATGATATAGTCCGTCTCTTTTATGGTCTTTATATTTCGAATTAATGGTTGGTTTTTCGGTAAAAACATAGTCAGATGATTTTTCACTAGGGTTAACGGAGTCGCATGTATTTAAAAAACCATTTTCCGAATTTATTGATATTTTTTTTATTTTTTTTAAAATAACTTGTTTTTTTATATCCTCCTTAATTAATGGGAGTCCTTTTAATTTGTTTGAAGAAGAAATAAATTCTATATTTATAATTTTATCTTCCATTTTCATAATAAAATATTGTACAAGCATTCCCTGTATTGAATTCATTCTTGCTGCTAATGTAGATATTTGATTTTCTATAATAACATGAGTTATTGATTCAAAGTTTTGTATTTTATTTAACTCGCGACGCATATTATGCCCAATAGAAATTAAATCGGTTTCTTTTGAAGTTTTTTGTTTTTTATGTTTTACTTGTTCAAAACACTTTTCTTTAAAAAAATTAACCAATATATTTACCAACTTTTTACGTTTTAGTTTGTCTTCGATAGATGGTGTAATTGCGTGTATTTGACATAGTTCATTTAATTGTTCTACATTTAATTTATTTAAAGAAGATTGTAGTTGACTTTTATCTGGAATAATATATTCGGCTGTTTCTTTGGCATGTTTATCACAAAAAAACAAAGTGTTGGTATTTTGTGTTAAATTCACAGTTTTCATATATAAGGCATGACGACTACATTTGGTAAAAATACCTTTCTTTGGTTTATTACTACATGAACAAATAATAGCCTCCGGTTTTATTGAATCTTCCTCATTCATTAAATTAACCGTTTTCCAATCGATAATTTTAAGGGGTAAATTTTCTTTAATATCAAAAATACAGTATGCCATATTTTTAATTCCAACGTCAAAACTAATTACCTTCATAATAGTATTACACAAGTATTAATTAAATTATATAAAGAATTATATTTTTATATAATAATGAATAATGATATTGTTAATGACGTTAATATTAAGTCGTCTATTGTGGAAAATGACAATAATCCATTTAATAATCAATTATTAAGTATTCATCGTAAATTAGATTATTTTATAATGACAGGTAAAATACCTAACATTATATTTCACGGATCAGCAGGAACAGGAAAAAAAACAATTGTTTTTAACTTTATAGATAAAATTTATAAACCAGTTAAAAATATTACATCAAATCAAATAGAATCGGAAGAGAGAAATATTAAAAATATTTTAAAAAATAATGTAATGATTGTAAATTGTTGTCACGGAAAAGGAATTAAATTTATACGAGAAGAGTTAAAATTCTTTTCAAAAATGAATATACAGTATACTGAGGGTATTTATTTTAAATCAGTTGTTCTTTTTAATGCTGACTGTTTAACAATTGACGCACAATCCGCTCTAAGAAGATGTATTGAATTATTTAGTCATAATACGCGGTTTTTTATTGTTGTGGAAAATATACATAAATTACTCAACCCAATTGTTTCACGATTTTGTGAAATTTATGTTCCGGAAACGGTAGTTTACAATAATAATTCCCCCCCTAATATAGAACCATTGTATGAACCATTTTCCGGTTCATCATCAATAAACTTTGTTAATTTTTATCAACTTGAATTACAAAATACAATAGATAAATTAGAAATAGAACATAAAACCAAAAAAAAATTATTAATAATTGAAAAATTAAAAAAAAATGTAAATAACGTTGGTGAACAAAATCAAAATTTACCCATAGAAATATTATCAAATATTAATAAAACACCCGCTGAGTGGATTAATATTGTTGATTTTTTTTATGAAAACGGAATTAGCGCTTTGGATATTATAGAATATTTGGAAGAAAATAAGTTGATAACAAATGAAATGTTATTGGATTTTCATAAAATAAAAGGAAATTATAGAAATGAAAAATTATTAATGTTTCGTATTTTATGGTTAATAAATACTTAACCCGCGAAATTCAAGGTTAATACTTTTAGTATTTTAATTGACCAATATAAAATACTAAACCATACATCGTGTCAAATAATTTACAATAATTAAAATATTTAATTATTGTAAAAATGTCGAAAACGTTAAAGGGTTAAAATATAAATATAATATTTATCATTGTGTAATATATTTGTAAAAATAATGTCACATAATATAGACAAAATAATATATATAAATTTAGAAAATAGAACTGACAGAAAACAATGTATAGAAAATGAATTAAACCGATTTGGGTTACCATTTGAAAGATTTAACGCAATATATCAAAGTTCGGGTATATTAGGTTGTACAAAATCTCATTTAGATGTATATAAATTGGCAAAGGCTCGTGGATATAAAAATATTTTAATTTTAGAAGACGATTTTATTTTTATTGTAAATAAAGAAGAATTTGAAGAAGAATTAACGAAATTTTTCGATAATAAAATAGACTATAACGTTTGTATGATTTCTTATAATGTATTAGAAAGTAAAGAAGTAACCGATTACGATTTTATTAGAAAAATTCAGTCGGCACAAACAGCATCTGGGTATATCGTTAATGAAAATTACTATGAAACCCTTATTAACTTATATGAATACGCTATTCCTTTATTAAATTTAACCGGTGAACATTGGAATTATGCCAACGATCAGTGTTGGAAATCTTTACAACCTAATGATAAGTGGTATTATTTTAATAAACGAATTGGAATACAAAGCCCAGGATGGTCTGATAATACTAATTCATATAATAATTACGGTGTATAGTATTTTTTATAAAAATTTAATCCTTTAACCCTTTGCCGTTTCTGGACTTTTTATTTTTTTATTTTTTCTTATATTGTAATAAAAAATAAATCCATAAATGGTATTAACTATATAAATATCATTACAAAACACGAAAAGTATTTACCGACAAATCCGTTGATATAATTGGCAAAGGGTTAAAGTTTGTAAAAATGTTAATTTACGAATTTGTTAGTTAAATCAAATACACTTCGTATAAATTAAATTATTTAATTATATATTATAATTAAATGAGTAATCAAGTTTATACAAACAATAACTATATTAATAATCTTGAAACAATGGCATATAATTCTAATATATTATATTTTTCAAACTATGACTCTAATATTATTTATAAAGTCGATGAGTTAAGTAATCAAACAATTTTTGTAACACTTCCGTTTAGTATAAAAGAAATTATTTTTGATAATAATGGTTTTATTAGTAATGGATTTTTATATGTTTTATGTTCAAATAATAATATTTATAAAATAGATAAAAATTCAAATGTATTTTTTTTTAAAAATATACCCACACCTAATCCAAGAAGTTTAGCATTAGATAGTTATAATAATTTATATTATTATAGTAATGATTATAACCAGTATAATGGTAAATGGAATATTTATAAACTTGATACATATGGTAATATAAATATTTTTATGGTTATTAATCAACTTACCGGTTTTATGTCTATTGGTATAGATAACTATAACAATTTTTATTTGTGTTATATTTCGCGAATTTCAAATTTACTTACGGTTTCACAGTATAATTCTAATGGAATATTAATTCAGGATTCTTTTATAATAATTAATAATTTTTATTTTGACGCTAAAATGATTATTAACAACAACATATATTTAATTACTAATGATTTATCCGAACAAAAAAACAATATATTTATGTACAATTTTAATACCAATTTATTTTCACAAATAGATTCTATAAATTTTTTAATGAATAATATGCCATTAACAAGATGTATATTAAACGGAAATAAGCTATTTTATACTTATGCGAATGAAACTGTTATATATTTTAAAAAAATATCTAATATAATATGTTTTAAAGAAAACACCCAAATATTAACATTAAATGGATATAAATTAATTCAGAATTTAAAAACAGGTGATATGGTAAAAACATTATACGGTGGATATAAACCTATATATAAAATAGGTTATAATACAATAAACCATTTATGTTGTAAGGAAAGAAATAAAGAACAATTATACAAATGTTCTGTAGAAAATTTTCCGGAATTATTTGAAGACTTAATAATAACCGGTTGTCATTGTATTTTGGTAGATAATTTTAAAGATGATGAGGAAAAACGCAAAACAATTGATGGTAATGAAGGAAAATTATTTGTAACAGAAGGTAAATATCGATTACCAGCATATATAGATAAAAGAACGAGTATTTATGAAATTCCAGGAATATACAAAATTTATCATTTTGCTTTGGAAAATTTAGACATGTGTATGAACTATGGTGTTTATGCGAATGGTTTACTGGTTGAATCTACCAGTAAACGAATTATGGACTTAACTAAAATTACATTATTGTAACGGTTTCGTATTTATTTTATAAATATTTGAAAAATAACTGATATAATATTTATTTTAATCAGTGGATTTCAGGGTTAATAATTTAATTATTTTAATCGGTTATTATAAAATACTACACCATACATTGTGTTAAATATTTTAAAATAGGTAAGACATTAAACCGTCCTAAAACGGCAAATGGTTAAATATAAATAATTATTTTTACACCTTTTAACATTTTAAATGCCGATTATTTATAGATACTTTTATAAATAATTATTTGTATATTTTCTTTACTTTTTTTGTTATATTCCTTGGAACATATTTTTCAGGTCGTTTATAAACACCCTTAAATATATTTTCATATTTTTCTTTGGTATTTTACCAATTACCTTATTTATATTTTCCTTCAATTAACCCTTATTTGAAACAAGCATTTTATAAAATAATTAAACACCATTAATGGTAACACAATATAAATATTAATGTAAAACTCGTTTTTAATTAATGTGCGGATTTGCACGTTAAATCAAATAAGGGTTAAAAGACAGAAATATAGTTGGTTGCGACCCTGGTAAGCATTCATTAGTTTATATGATGGATAAAAAAAACAAATTATAATATACCGCATTACAAAAAAAATAGAAAGTTATAGAAAACGAAACCAAAAAATATTATTACAAGAAAGTTAAAAGGTGTAATTTTTCGGTTTACGGTTTTTCAAAGATATATATATGTATGATTTTCTTTCAAAGTTATACAATAATATTTCTATTTCAAAGAATGTTGACGTTTCTAGTTTTATAGGTGAATCAAATTTTATTAATTTTAACACAATTTCTAAAGAAAATTACAATCTTATTCCAACTTTTGTACGTGAACATATAAATTCTTTAAATAAAACGGGGCGTATTTATTCATTTCAATTAAATGGTCGTAATATTAAACTATATATTATTTTACCGATTTATTCAAAAAAACAAAAAACAAGTGGTTTAATAAAATTGCGTCAAAATTATAGAAAAACCCGTAAAATAAAAAACACCGTTCCCAACTTTTACCATTATTATAAAACTGTTTTTTCCATTCTTCATTTTTTTATTGGACAATACCCACCACCAAATAACAACTGTTCCAATGACTTATCTATATATCTTTATTTAACCGATTTAAAAAAAACATTTCCTAAAACTAAAAACGACAATTTTTTAATTAATGACCTTGTCGAATCAAATGTTAATACTGGTTTTACATTTGGTTGTTCTTTTAAAAATGATATATACATCTTTCGTAAAGAAGAATGGAGCAAAGTTTTTATACACGAAACAATACATGCTTTAGGATTAGATTTCGCAAGCCACGATGAGTTAAATAAAATCGCAAATAAACGAATGTTGGAGTTTTTTGGAATTAACGGTAATCAAAGAACCCGTGATTTACGACTCTACGAAGCTTATACCGAAACGTGGGCAACTATATTAAATATACTATTTCAGGTTAAATCGGTAAAACAAATACCGTATGCGCTTCAAAAACAGCAAGCCTGGTCATTAAATCAATATATAAATATTATGAATCATTACAGGTTGGTAAATTTATCGACAATTGAAAATGAACGCCAAATTATATTAAAAGAAAAGGTAACACTTTATTCATATTATATTTTAAAGTGTCGTTTGCTATTAAGTATTCACGATTTTTTTAAAGAAGCTGTTTTTTTAAAAGAAGATATATACACTATTTATATACAACCTTCTCGTAATCGTTATTTAGAAAACAAACCCATTGATAATATTCCAATAAATAATCCGGTTAAAATAATAAATTTTATTAAAACAAATGAATCAATAAATAGATTTATTGATTTTATACAAAATAATATATATGGAAAAATAAATAAAATAGGTAAGTTACAAAATAAAACTCAGTTTATGATTATTAATGAAAAACTTAATAAAATTTATGGTAAAAACTCGTTAAGAATGACCGTATAATTTATTAATTCTTTTGTGGTTTTCGATATTTTACAATCATCAACTATTTTACATGTTTTAAAATATTTGGCACGATGTATGGTGTACGGGGGGGTATAATGACCGACTAAAATAATAATATCATTAACATTGAAATCCGTGGGTTAACCCTTTGTCGTTTCTGTACTTTTAAAAAAATTTATTTTTTTCTTATATTGTAATAAAAAAATAAACCATAAATGGTATTAACTATATATACACCGTTATAAAACACAAAATTCATTTACCGACAAATCCGTCGATATAATAGGCAAAGGGTTAAACCGTTAAAGAAATAGCTATTTAAACAATGACTAATAAAAATTATACAATAGTATATATGTCAAATATTAGTGTTGAAAATATATTATCTCTCATTTTAGTAAAAGAAAATATTAGACCTGCGTTTCTTTTTCAATCTACTTTTTTTTCAAAGAATAACTCTTCTGTTTTAAGTGAACTAAACGAAATAAAGAAAATGTTTCCAGAATTAATATATAGTGATGATTATACAAATTACCAAGGAACTATTATATCAAAAAAAAAATACAATGGACGAAGTAACATAACAAATGAAGAAATGGGAAAAATATTGGGTTATCCATGTTATAATGATTTTAATTCATTAGATAAAAGCAAACAGTATTATACTATTGAAGTTGTAGCAACATCCATTAATGGAAAGAAATACTATATTTTAACAAATGTTTGCCAAAATAAAACAAAACTTTACGAATTTAAAACAATTTCAGAAAAGGCAAAACAGGCTTTCGCAAAAGAAAAATACAAACAATTAATTGGAAATGACACTATAGAAAAAACTGAAGTTTTTGTTATAAAAGAAATACCAACTCAATTTATTATAAATAAGTTGGTACAAAATAAAGATTTATCCGAAAAAGAAAAAGAAAAAGTATCAAATATATTGTTCAATTTTGGGTTTAGTATTCAATTACAGTTATATTTTACGGAAGAATTTCAATATAATAACCCGGTTCATAAAGGTATATTGTTATCTTTGCTACTAAGAGAAATAAACGATAATTTAACACCATTTTTTCCACTACAAAATTACCCTGAACAAGACACAAAAGTCGCAGAAATTACAAATCAATTTGAAATTGATTTAATTGCGGTTTTAAAGAAAACCGCATTTAAAAGTTTTGCTAAAATTAGAACTACTGTTAAAAAACACGCATAAAAAATTTGTCAAATGTGTAAAATATTTAACATTATAAAAATCTTAAATATTTTAACTATATATATTCTTTACAATACAAACTAAAACGCTTTGAAAACATTGTTAAAAAATTGATTAATAATATATACTATAATTATAATATATACTATAATTAATATTATCTGTTGAATTAATATTAAAAGACAAACTGGTTGTTATTTGTTAATTATGGAACTAACCTTAGAACCAGAAATTTATTGCCCTAGTATTGATGAAAACCGAAACTATGTCGATAAAATACCACCAACAATTATACACGGAATAAGGTGTCCATGTGGTTCTCGTAAAGACAAAGTATATATTACATCTGGTCTTTTTTGTGTTCACTTAAAAACAAAACACCACCAAACATGGTTAAATGAACTAAATTTAAATAAAGTTAATCATTACCGTGAAAATGAAGAACTAAAACAAACAGTTCAAAGTCAACGAATAATTATATCACAATTGGAAAAAGAAATATTGGCTAAATTGCGGGCAATTGATTATTTAACACAACAACTAATGGCAAAAACGGCAAAGGAAACCGAAATAGCAAATTTATTAGATATATAAATTTTATAAAAAGAGATCAGTTTCGCATTTTAACAGGTAAGTTTATGTAATTAATATATATTAATATTTTTTTTATATTATTAATGTAAATAACATAAAATATATTTATATATTAATACATCTGTATTAAATAAATGTATTTAACAATACAAGATTTTAACAACTACAAATCCGAAAACGGAGTACTTCCTCTTTTAAATGATGTTCAAGAATTATTATTTTCTTTGGAAAAATCATTAAATGTTGAAAGTATAGAATTAGCAATTACTCAATATCAACAATTAAAGGCTTCTCAATATACAAATACCAGCCATTATCAAAAACCGCGTCAAAGTGAATATGTTGAAATGAATGGTAAATGGTCAAAGGTTGATTCCAAAATCACTGATAATGGTTCATTATCAGAGGTATCTTTAAATGGTAGCAGTAAATTTCATAATTCATTTTCAAAGAAAACACAAAACGAAAAATTTTTATCCTTTACACAGGTTTCTAATACATCACTAGAATCAGAAGAAAAATGGGTAAAGTATGTGGAAAATAATGGTGAATTTAAACCAACTAAAATTATTACCAAAGAAGGTATTGAAAAAACAATTAATGATATACGTATTAATCTAAATAAAATAACAAAAAAAAATTATGAAACACAAAAAGAAAAAGTGTTTCATTTAATAGAATCTATTATAATAGACTCGGATAATAACCATAATTCTACAGAGTTAATTAACCCACGGGTTCATCAACAACAAATTGCTAACTTTATTTTTGATATATCAAGTTCTAATAAATTTTTTAGTGAATTATACGCAATTTTATACAAAGACTTAATTGAACGTTATAATGAAGTTTTTATAGATACATTAAATGAGTTTATAAGTAATTTTAAAGAATCTATACAAACATTTACATACTGTGAACCAAGTGATAATTATGACAAATATTGCGAATTTGTTAAAGAAAGTGATCGTAAAAAGGCAATTACCACATTTATTATTATGTTATTAAACAATGGGGTTGTTTTGCCTTCAGTTATAATTGAAATTACTGACTTTTTTCAAAGAATGATACAAATATATATTGATGAGGAAAATAAAACAAATGAAATAAACGAATTGGGTGAAATTATATATATATTGATTTCTTTGGGAAATGAAAAATTACAATGGGAAGATTCAAAAGAATGGAATTTTATAATTCATAATATTTGTGAATTTACAACATTAAAAATCAAAGAACATAAAAGTATTTCTAGTAGGTTTATTTTTAAAATGAAAGATTTGTATGATTTACTATAGAATTTATAAAAACTTATGGTTTTCCTTAGATGTCTCTTTTCTTTTAAACCATTGAAGATTTAAAATGGGACAAAATATGAGTAAGTTTTTACTAATTTTATTATAGAAATGAGACATAAAAGCGAAGATTATAAAATTTCAGCAGTTAAATATTATTTAAAAAATAAAGATAATATTAGAAAAACCTGTAAAATATTTGATTGTAAGAAATTTACACGCTCTGTGAAGGGCAAACCTTGTTAATTTTTAATGGGATTTTTGTCCCATTTTAAATCTTCAAGGGTGTAAAAAATTCAAAATATATATTTACATAAAAGTTTAACACTTTGCCGATTATATCGACGGATTTGTCGGTAAAGGGTTTTTGTGTTTTGTAAAGATAAAAGGGGTGTTCAAAAAAAACAATAGGTTTCATGGAGTAGTATAAAAATAATATATTGTATTATAAATATGGTTTCTTCACGAATAAACCCAAATGTTATATTTAAAGAACATAAAACAATTGATTCTGAAGATAGCGGACATCAGTCCCCTTTGTATGATTTAACAGTGTGGGGTAAAACAGTTGTTATAGCATTAGGAAAACCAAAATTTACTTACTCAAATCAAAATATAGTATATTATCCAATTTATTTGGTTTCTTTAAATAATGCTATTGAAGGATGTCTTGGTGTTTTTGAAACTAAACTTGCTGATTCAAAATCTAGTCCGATTCATTTGGACGAAGACGGTGACGTTGATATTAATAAAATGGGTGAACCTCTCTTTTTTGATTTTTCTGAAAAAATCGTTGAAAAAACATACACTACAGTTGAAACATATTTAGAGCATGTATCAGGTGTTACATCAACACTACTAAAAAATACCAATGTTGAAGAGTTACCTCCCCCTTCGTCCATTGTGGAAATAGTTGACAACGAAGATACAGATGAAGACGAGGACATACTAAAATTAAATATAAAACATAGTCAAATTAATAATACAGTTACTGATAAACAATCCACCAAACTATTTACAATAAATACAAATATTAAACCTCCTCCGCTTCTTTTAGAAGAAACGGAAGAGGAAGCAAATGAAATAAAAAGAAAGTTTTTACCAGCACCTCGTAATAATTGGATACAAAATTTTTTAAAAAATCCACATTATAATATTCATTTAATTAAAGGAGACGGTAATTGCTTTTTTTCTACTGTTATTGAGGCTTTTGCCCAAATTGGACGCGAAACAACGATTGAAAAACTACGCAAAATGTTATCCGACGAGGTAACCGATGAAATATACCAACAATATCGCGCGGTTTATACGGCTCTTGATGGTCAAATACGAAATTATACCAAAGACATGGAACAAATTAAAAGAACATTAGAGGTTGAACTAAAAGCCCGTTCTCAAAAAACAAAAAGTAAAAACGATGCCGAGTTATTAGTAAACGAAGCAAAATCATTAAAGAAAAAATACGAAGTTTTAGCAGCAGAAAAAAAACAAACACAAGATTTACTATATTCAACCACGGGTAATTTATCAAATATAACTTCTTTTGATTTATTTAAAGAATATATTCAAAGTTCGAATTATTGGGCTGACACATGGGCAATTTCCACTATAGAAAAAAAATTAAATATAAAAATGATTATATTTAATGAAGAATCATTTAATCAAAATGATTTAAACAGTGTTTTTAATTGCGGTGAATCAAACAAAGATTTACAAACAAAAGGTGCGTTTAATCCAGAATATTATATAATTACTACTTACAGTGGAAATCATTATCAACTCGTTAGTTACCATGATAAAAAAATACTAAAATATAGTGAAATACCTTATCATATTAAAATACTAGTTATTAAAAAATGTTTAGAACGTAACTCAGGTATATATTATCTTATTGAAGAATTTCGCAATTTCAAAATGAAATTGGGTATTGATCCAGATGAGGGTAATCCGGCGGTTGAAAAAGAAGAGGACGAACAATTATTAATAAATGGATATAATAATCTATATGATTCCGATACCGTTTTTATGTTTTATTCCAAAAGCAACAAAAAACCATTTCCAGGTCGTGGATCACATGAAGAAATTCCAAAAGAAAAAGTTGGCGAATTTTCAGCACTTGCCGCTATTGATGAATGGCGAAAAAAACTGGACGATACTTGGACGGGGGCAAAATTTACATTAGATGGAAAAGAATATACTTCAGTAGAACACTATTACCAATGTTCCAAGTTTAAAAATGGACACCCTGATTTTGCTGAACTATTTTCTTTAAATTCCGGGTCACCTATTTCAAAAGACGTTGATCTTTGCCAAGGAGCAGGAGGCAAAAATGGAAAATACAAAAAAGAACAAATACGACCGAAAGATTACAAAATTGACCCAGATTTTTATCCTCAACGAAACAAAGAAGAACGAAAACGAGCAGTTGAAGCAAAATTTACACAAAACATGGATATGAAATTATTATTGTTAAATACAAAAAATGGTAAATTAGTTCAATATGTTTCTGGTTCAATTCGCACACCAGATATAATATTAATGGAAATTAGAAAGCAAATAAATAATACGTAATTTTTTTACCTAACATATAGTTGTATTTAACCTTTATTTTAAACAACTATTTTATAAAATTAAACTTGGTAACAAGTATATTTAATATTGTAAATATAAATTTTAATTAATGTTATTATTATCACGTTAAATTTAATAATGGTTAATAATACAATAAATAAAAATGTAGCATTTTTATATAATGAGGTTATTTCAAACATTTATACATTCTGAACCATTAAGTAAAAAAAAAAAATTTAATGACAAATCAGGATCTTCACATATTGATTGGTTAAAAAAATCAATAATTAATAAAGTAAAGTATTTAAATTCAATTACTAAAGTACAAAATGAAGTTGTAACACCACCAACACCGCCTGAACCACCAACACCGCCTGAACCACCAACACCGCCGCCCCCGGCCCCTCCCCCCCCCCGTATAGCTGGTTAGACAAGTGTTGTTTTTTAGTGGTGTGGGTGAGCAAGATTTGGTTTGTTTGTTTG